CCGCTGTGTTGGCCAACGGTTGTGTCAGCATAGTTGGGCTAAACTTACTAGCAAACTTTTTCACTGCTGATAGTTTGTTCTCGTACTCTGATCCCCACTGCTGTTTCAGTAGTGCGTTCTGCTGTTCTAGATCCACTTGCGGGCCTTGTTGCTGTGCCATCTGTCCATCGATGATGTCCAGTTGATCTTTGTATAGGGCCACTACACCCTCCACTTGCTTCTGTGTCATGCCTAGGCTTTTGAACATCTGTTCTGCTTCTTTGACGGTTTCTTGATCTGTATTCACTTGCAGATCCATGTTGTCCACAAAGTCCCATTGATATTGTTCAGGTGCTTTGGGTTGGTCAGCAATCTTTTTCTCCAGTTCGCTGTAGCTCTTTGCGAGATCTTCCGCTGTCTTGAATTTTTCAGGTAACCATGCAGGTCTAGACTCATCTGCTGTTGTGGTCTCTGCAGGTTCTGTGGTTGTTGATTGTGTCTCACTCAATAAGTTTGGTTGCTCCATGTTGTCTGCAACTGCTTGTTCAGTTTGATTTGTGTTGTTTTCAGTTTCCATTTTTTACTTTCCTCCAAGTTTTGTTTTGGGAGTTTCTTTCTCCATCATGTTGTTGATACGCTGTATCAGTTGTTGCTGTGCCACTTTGAATATGGCGCTGTAGGGATTGGGTGCATCAGCAGTGACTCTTGTGCTGTTGATGATCCGCTCCAAGTCTTTGATTACAAGTTGTCCTCTAGGTGTGCCAAACACGCTCAAGTATGCTTGTTTGATTTCAGTTATGTCTTTCATTTCAGTTTCCTTTTGTAGGTGTAGCCGCTGGCTTTGAATCCCAAACGGTCAAATATCTTTTCGTATGCTGGCCTGTTGCTCCAACTAAACACATACACATTTTCAGCACCACGCAGATCAGCCCACTCATACAAGCGTTTTAGCAACAGATTAAGGTACTTGCTGTTGCTGGGCCTGTTTGTGAGTATGCATATGATGTTGCAGTCTGCTTGATTGATCCACATATTCTCAATTATCTCTGCACAGATCAAACAATGCAGATGACCTTTGTCGTCCTCAATGCCTTGTGCAAAGCCAAAACCTGGTTTGTTTAGGTCTAGGCTCATTAGGTAATCTAAATATCTTTCACTGAAAGGTTTGCCGTCCATGATGTGCTTGTGGTTGTTGCACCATTGTTCAGCCATTTGTTTTAGGATGTGTCTTTTTTCAGGTGTGCGATAGTCCTGCGCCGTAACGAATTTCATTGTGATTGTTCCTGTTCATTTTGTTTTGTTTCTATTCAATGTCAGGCTGTGGGCTTGACGGTTGTACGCTCAATCTAGGATCTTGTGCCTGTAATGTTTGTGCCGCTTGTGCCAACATCTGTGCCTGTTGTTGCTGTTGCAATCTTTCTTGTACTGCTTCTGGATCTAGTAATACTTCAGGTGACATATCACCATCACGCAATATCTTTCTAGCCAGTGCTTGTATGTCCACTTGTGCAACTGCTTCTGGTCCAAGTTGTGATACAATCTGTAACAATTGTATGTCACGCTGTATCTCACTCATGCCAATTCCTTTTTTAACTGCAGAGTTAACAACAATCTCATATGCTTTGTTGTCATTGATGAACTCTGGTAGCTCACCTCTCAACTGCAATCTTTTGATTAAATTTTTAATTATCGGTCTCAAAAACTCTATCTCTAGACGCAGACCATAAGGTCCAATTCTCCTAAAGAATTCACTCTGCCTGACCTGTACTTCAAATGCAGTCATCTGTTGTGACTCTTGTGGTGGTATGATTGCATCATTGAACAACATAGTTCTGACCTTTGCTCTTTGATCTTCAACGGTCTGAAATGTTATTTGGAAGTTACCTGGAAAAGGTATAGGTTGTAGCATACTATCTACCGTGATTACATCGCCTGGCTCTATTTTCATATTAGCAAAGTTAACGGTGCTTTCGCTTCCGTCTGTTTGCCAAGCGCCAAGACCAGCCCATGCACTCTGTGTCATGATCAGTTGTGTTGCTTCATTGGCTACTCTGATGTGCGGTAGTGCTTGTCTCACAGGCGACTCTCCCCATATGCTTCCTAATGTTTTGCCAAATCTAAACACAATAAACATTTGAGCGGGAGAAACTTTTTCTTCTAACAAAGTCATCTTGTCTTCTAGATACACACGATACATAAGTTCTTTGTCACCGGGTGCTTTCATACAGCACTCAAGTATTTTCACTTTGCCATGTGGATTGCTCTTTGCTAGATTTTGAACACCATCACCCACTGCGTCTGCACCATACTTTTCAATCAAGTATTGTGCTGTCAAGTGATGCTGTCTGAACACGGTGTCAACTTCACCTTTGTAGTTTTCTAAAAAATATAATTGGTGAGTTGGTATTGCTAAAAAGTCTATGCCTTGATCTGTTTCTACCATTGTGATTGCGCCTGTGCCTGCAATAACACAATCAGTCAAAGCCTCTGAAGCCGCTACATAAAAACCGCTGTCTCTAATAGTTTTGAACACCACCTTGTTGGCCATGTCCAGCATTCGTCTAACATCTGGAGCCACTTGTGGTTTGATCTCATCACGCACATCTACATACGCCCATTGTTGGTTTTGTGGAATCAACAATGTTAAGATTGTACTAACTAGATTTTGCGTGCCGTCAGCCGCTGTGGAATCAAACAATTTAGTTCTATCAGTGTCACCCTCTTGCACTCGCCAAATGTCTCTGTTTGGGAATGTAAATTTGTATGCTTCTGATATTTCTTCTTCGTGTAATTCACGAGCCGCTTTGGCTTGTTGAAATATTTTTTTTACCAGCGATTTTTCCATATACTACTAACCTAAAAGAGTTCTGTCATAAGTTGGTGCTAGTGGTTCATTGGTTACCCCAATGTAACTAGAACCGCCCCGTCTTGTAACTAAAGTGCCTCTACCTTTTTTTCGTCTCATTCCTGATCTTAAGGCGTTGGCCGCTTCGTTCCTTTTGATTTCGCTTTCTATCTTGACAGCTCTTGCTTCTCTTTCTTGCGAGATCTTGTCTTGCATTCTAGCGATATCCTCTGGACTAGGCGCAGGTGGAATTTTTGGTTTCATAAATCCCATTACTGAACTCCTAATTTGTCACCTAGGTATTTGATAACACCTAATAATGATCTTGATTCACCTGATCCTTGTACTGCAGATTCTACACCTAGTGGTGTACCTCTTTTAGAAATCAGAGCTCCTCTACCTCTACCTCGTCTTTGAACAGCTGATCTACCTAGAGCTTTAGTTCTAGTCTCGCCAACTTCTCTCGTAATTGTTGGAGGTGGTGGTGGTGGTGGAGGTGGTGGTGGGGGTGGAGGTGGTGGAGAACCGCCGCATAATGCAACTGGACCTTCATACTCGTAAGAATCTTCTTCTAGTATGTTACCATCTTTATCCCACACAATCTTGTTGTATATTTTCATGTCGTAATCCTTAATGCGTGTGCGTTACTATATATATATAATATAAGCGGAGCGTGTTACTGACGCTCTTTGCTTACAAGTTTATTTAGCTATCTAGGTCTGCTGATTTTTACCGTTTGTGCCACATTGCTGATCACACTTTGTACTGCTGGTATTCTACTGATGTCCACAGCAGGTTCAGGTAAATGACTAACACTTTCAGACACAGCATCAATGCAGTCATCGTGTGCATTGTTAGGAAATTCTTCCAACTCACTCCAAAAATAACTATTTGTTCTAACTCTTTGATGCACAAACATTCTGTTGATTTTGATGATTGGTTCTAGTGTTTGTGCTATGAACACATATTTGTTTTTGCTTCTAAATTTGTTTACAAAATTTATTTTCTTTTTCATCTCTGTGCATATACGCCTTGCTTCATTGATCAGTGATGCACTAAAGTTTTCCTCAACAAACACCGTGCCAATTCCATATTTGGTGCAGGCGTTCACAATCTGTTTGATTTGATTTGTAAAATCTTTTGTGTCTTTGTCCACAGCACCTAACACTATCACATCATGCACATACACATTGCCTTTGTCGTCACGCATTGTGATTGCTAGAACACTTCTATCTCTAGCGTGTATCCCTGTTGCTGGATCCCATGCCGCACACATTCGTCTTATGTTGGGTGCATCTTGTTTGTCACCCAATCTCACTATAGGCAAATAACCGCCAAAAGGCTGTGGTAAATGATGTACGGTGATGTCATCATCATATTCTTGTATCTGATCTAGAGCCATCATAGGCTCATATGTTTTACTAGGTATCAGTAGATATTGTGATTTGAAGTCACCCTCTGTGGATTCTTGTCTAGATCTTTCTAGCCATTCCCAATTGAAATCACCATCAGGGTGATCAGGCCAAGCCAGTTCTTCCGTTTCAGGATCATACACAGGTATCTTTTCCATTTGATAACCCACATTCACTAAGTGATCATACAGCGTGTCATTTGAGTGCGGTGTCCCCAACAACAAAATTTTCTTTGCTATCTTACCAAACTCCTGCACACGCTCTTTGATTCTGTCTCTGCTTTCTTGTGTCAAACTATTGTCAGATGTTTCTAGGTCATCACCAATGATTAGATCTGCATGTAGTCCAGAAAGTTGTGAGCCCAAACTGGATATAGCCACACTTGGGTTAAGTGATACTACTTCTCTATCAACGGTAAAGTTTTGTGCTTGCCATTGATACAAATCATTTTTCAAATGTTTTGTTAAGGGATTTGTTTCTATGATAGATCGGATCATCAAGCTGTTTCTCAATGCAATGTTTCTTTTTGCAGAGATCAATATCACTTGAAAGTTTGGATCAACAAGCAAACGCCACACAATGTACAAACAGGTCAAATGTGATTTACCTGCGTGTCTAAACACTTGCAAAATTCGTCTAGGTTCGTCTTGTGTTTTTTCTAACCAATCACAAATTTTTATATGCAGTTCAGGTGTTTCTCTACCGTCTATGATGTTTTGCACATCCACAAATTCTTTGAAAGAAATATCCGCCATTGATCATTATTGTGCTTTGGGATCTATGTTGATGACTTTTGCTTCGTCATCATCTTTTTTTAATTTGTTTGCAATTCTTTGTTTGGCCTGTTTCATAAGATTGTCTGCTTGTTGTTTTTCAAGCATATTGTTTTCACCTTGTGGGTGTACTGCACCGCTGATATGTTGTGCTAAATTTTTTAACAATCTCAAATGTGCCGTTCTAGCATTGATCACAAATGTGGTTTTCTTGATGTAGTGTGGATCATCTTGTGCAGGCCAAGCCGCATCACTAAACAACTCATGTGCATGATCAACTTCTTTGTCAAAATAATCTTCCGCTATTTTTTTTAGTATCTCTGTGTACTCTTGTTCAACTTTGTTTTTGTTCATTTACGATTCCTTCTAATCAAAGGCTAGTTTAGTCTCCCTCCCTAGCCCTTGATTTGTTACTATATAAAAAGGTGACTCAAGCCATGCCAGATAATAGTATAGGAGCAGGAAATAAACTTGAGTCATAAGTATTTATATGCAAGATAAAGTAAGAACATCATACCTAGTCAGCGAGTTTATCCAGGTGTTTCCAATGTTCAGTGCAGAACAATGCAAACAGATGATTGAGCTGTATGACAAAGATATGTATCAAGCCACCAGTGCAACAGCAGTTGGTGACAGGGTTTTAAAAAGTCATAGAGATTGCAAAGTAAAGATTGTTAAAGAAAACAAATTGCTTGATGATTTTTTACATGACGCAATCAATATGTATAGAAAGCGTTTTCCTTTCGTACCAGCAGTAAACAAAGTTGACAGCCAATTTTTAAAATATGATGTCAATGGTAGGTTCAACACTCATGTGGATCATTATGCTGGAGCGGCCAGAACGCTGTCTGTGAGCGTCATTTTGAATGATGAGTACATGGGCGGTAAGTTTCAGTTTTGGAGTGATCAAGGAGACCTTTTAGTTAAAGAAGTAGAACCAGTTACAGGAGATGTGTTGATATTTCCTAGTAATTTCTTGTTTCCACATTCTGTAAGCCCAATCACATTTGGTACAAGATATGCTATTGTAAATTGGTATAATTAATCGTCATTATCATCTAGCCTATCAAAAACATCGTTCATAGCCAACGCCACATAGTTGTATATGAATGCATCGTTGTAATCGCCTTTTAGTTTTCCAAACTCCCAGATGTCTTTTTCCCATTCTACTAGATGTTTTTCTGCTTCAAGCAGATCCTCTTTTTTTATTTCTCCGTTTTCAACTTGTTCAACTATTTTGTGAACAAATTCGTCTCTGTGGTCAGCTAATCCAAAGCGATAGTCTTGTATGATTTTAACCATCAATTCGTTTTTTATTTTGTCCATTGATCTTGTTATAATAATTTTTTAGTATATTGTCACTGCAAAATAAATGCCGGCGTAGCTCAGTTGGTAGAGCAGGCGATTTGTAATCGTCAGGTCCGCGGTTCGAATCCGTGTGCCGGCACCACAAAACATTTTACACAATCTTTACACAACAAAAATTTACACAAAATAATCCAACAACTACGGAACAATCTGACTACACAAGAACATTTGTAAAAAAGCACTTCACTAAAAAAACCTAATAAACACAACAAAAAACCCTTATTTTACTAGGTTAATTTAAGGTTGATCTTATTATGCTTTCATATATGTTTTACACATATTTTACACAATGATAAAATTAAGAGACGGAGCAATAACACTACACAAAAGAGATGGTAGCAATGCATATCAGATCTACATCAATCTAAAAGGTTTCAAACCAATCAGAAAAAGTAGCGGCACAGCAAATCTAGATGAAGCCAAACAGATTGCAACTGATCTATATGATCAAAGCAAGTACAAGATCAAGCAAGGTGTTTCAATACACAATGTGGAGTTCAGCAAGATGGCTGATCGTTACTTGCAGTCAATTGACAAAACAAAAAACAAAACGCTGTTAAGAAAATACAAAGGTGTTGATGGTACTATCAGGCGATATCTAAATCCATTTTTCAAAGGCAAGAACTTGAATGAAATATCTATCAGGCACATAACCAACTACAAGAAATGGCGTAGCACAAATTTTTTAAAATGGGAACCTAGTGATAACACAATTAGACTAGAACTTAATGTGTTGAGAATGATCTACAAGACAGCAATCAGAGATGGTGAGATCAGCAAAACAGATATGCCTGACATTGAACTGGGCAGTGTTGATACTAACAGGCGTCCACATTTTACCAGCAATGAAATAAAAAAATTAGACAGCAAGTTAAGAGAGTTTATTGATAGATCACCTGATAATCGTATATTGACCAGCAGGACTGATTTGCGTGATTATTGTTTGTTGATGTTAGGTACTGGTTGCAGACCAGAGGAGTTGATGAACATAGGCACTGACAAACTAGAAAACTACAAGACCAAAAATGGCGATAATTGTTACTTAATCAGCATTAAAGGTAAGACCAACAAGGTCAATGCTAGGCTGGTTTTGGCTGATCCTGTGTGCAAAAATATCATAGATAATCGCGTTGATAGGTACAAAAAACAAGGTATTTCCTTGCAAAAAGACTTATGGCCTAACCACAAAGACTTTAGCAACATATGGGGTAATTTCATAAAATGGTCAGGTCTAGAATACAACTCACAGGGTGAAAAAAGAGTGCAGTATAGTTTGAGGCACACCTACGCTACAGAAAGATTGCAACAAACTAATGACTGGGGTGCTGTTGCACTACAGATGGGTACCAGTATCAAGATGTTAGAAAAACATTATAGTCATGTCAAGGTTACACAGAAAGCAGAACAACTTATTGACAAGCGTGATTACATTGCTAGTGACTCAATGTTTTCAAAGTTATTTGATCTTGAGCCGTAAAACTCATTTCTTTAGCCACAAAAATATCTGTGTTGAACAACTTGTTTAATTTTTGTGCTTTGACTATAGCACTGCCTTTTTGAAAATAAAACAATGTTGCATATGTTTTGTTTCTTACAGAAAAATCTGATTTCCATATTTCTGAAAGTTTTAAAAATAAATTTTGATCACGCGGCATGACCATATAACCTTTGTCTAGATTCATAATCTCTAACTCTTTGGTCGTGTGTTTGTTGCTTATTGTTTTTGACAACATAATATTGAATGCTGGTTTAGCCATACAATTATTTATCATAAATAAGCAGTAGTTTAATTAACAAGGAGAATTTATGGCTAAAATAACTTATTACACATCAGCCTTACAAAAAGATGATAGTTGTTCATCAGGCTTCAGTGGTAGGATAACAACAAAAACAATTTGTGGTATTGATGGTACTTCAACAGAAAACAAAAACAACATTGAACCAGTGACAACAGATTTACCAACAACAGATGTAAACACAGCAGAACTGGTTGCAATACAGACTGCACTTGAACACGCAGTTGAAATGGGTGCAACAGCAGGAACCAAATTGAGTCTGTGGGCTGACAACAAGAAAGTTGTGGATTGGATACACGGTGATATGTTTGATCAAGAGTATGATCTAGACAATGTGCAAAAAGACATCATACAAACAATCAGATCTTTGCTGAACAGATTGGGCAGGAAAAAAAATTGGGCTATTGTGCAACACAGAACCAACGACAATAGTTTGAGCAAAGCAGTGCAACAAGCATTGGGTTTCAAAGAACCCGAACCTGTTGACCCACTAAAAGTTTTAGAACAAGCAAGAAAAAAACACGGGTAGTACAACACTCCAGCTACACCGTTTGACCCCGCTTAAAAGGCGTCTATGCTTGTTTATAACGGCTTTTATTCCCCAGTTTACCTAGCTCTTTGTATTTTTTTGCATCAACTATAAAATTTTTAAGTTGACGATATTGTGCATACGGGTGAGTGTAATTTGGAAATTTTTTATTAAACACTTGAAAGTTTCCTCTTAAATCTAGAGCAAACTTTTCATTGTGAGGCAACAATATAGGTTTGTGTACAAATGATTTTTCTAGCTCTATAAATTGTTGTTTGACATTTGTAGTGCAATCAAAACAATTGTAACCAATTGCTTCATAATAATCTTTTATTTGTTCAATAGTTTGGCTGTTTGTATTGCTGGTAATCACCATGTATTTTTTGAAATCTACAAAATATTGATTTATCTCTACTAATTTTTTTGTAAATTGTTCATCATAACCATTGCAGGCCATCACAATGTTACCAGTGCTGTGAAAAAAATTAACATTCAAATTTGAAATTGCTTCGTATCGTCTCAAGACACTATTTTTTTTGTAGATCACAAAATGTATTGGTGGATAAAAATTAAAATTATTTCTCAAATAATTTGTAGGATAAGATATTTGTTTACACCCGTAAGGTTGATTATCTAATACAAACGCACTCATCATGACTAAACACTATCCAAGCAAAGTAGCAACAACATTTGATATTGCTAACATCACAATACCAAACAATATAGCCCAAACTCTAGTATCTAGTTTTTCTATTTTGCGATCCATATTATCCATTGATTTTTCAATGTGTTTGAGGTGATTGTTTTTTATTTGTGTTATGTCGCCTCTTATAATTTTAGTGTCAAGTTCAACTTGCGTCAATCTTTTTTCAGTATCTAATCTTTCTTTTGACCAAGTTTCCATTTTTAATTTATCCATTAGTGTAAGTCTGTCCAAGCACCGTTGGCATAACCTCTGAATTTGTTTGAAGTTGTGTTGTAGTACATCATACCATTTGAGCCTGTTGGATCTGATGAAAGATGTTTTAAAATAAATGGAGCATCTGCTAACACATTACCAGTGCCTGTTGCTTTTAGTTTTAGATCATCGTTTGCTGTTGCGGCTTCAATAGTGATTACACCTGAAGTGTTGTCAAACTTCAGTGTTTCTTTCATCAAACTTGCTGAAGCATATCTAAACTCACCCACATTGTTTGTGGCAAAACCATATTGATCTTGATATGTGTAAAGTCTTATAGCATTGTTGTTTTCACCTGCAGATCCAAATGTGCCTTCGTCACCTACAATAGCATTGATTGAGCCCACATAATAAGCATCATAACCTGCATAGTTGGGGTTAGTATAACCATTTGAATAGTGTGAGAAACCAAAACAACCGCCTGGCTGTCCTGCCGTGATAGCAGTAGATGTAGAGTCATTTGAAACTTCTAAATTGTAATCACCTTGACTAGTGCCTTGTCTTCTAAATTGAGGCATATCAAAGAAATTAGATGAATTTACTCTCATTGCTCTCACATATGTGGTTCCTGTGCCATTTGGATCTATTGTAATATCTTTGTTGCCACCACTGGTTTGTATTGTCAAAGCACCACTGCCATTGGTACTTAAAACAACATCAGTGTCTGTGTCTCCAATTCTAACTCCACCTGTGCCATTGGGTCTTAATTTTATGTCACCATTTGTGATTGATGTGGTGATGTTTTCATCATTCATATCAAGACCAATGTTGCCCATAACCAATTTTTCAGTGCTTAGATCAACTGCGGCATATTTGTTAGCACCATCACCAAGCCTAATTTCACCTGAGGCTGATGCTGTGATCTGATTACCATTGGTGTCTAAATTTCCGCCCAATTGTGGTGTGGTGTCTTCCACAACATTTAAAATACCTGTGTCTGTGTCAGTGGCATCAATTGTGAGTGTGTTGGCCACATCATTGTATGTCAATGTGATGTTTGTGCCTGCTACCAATAAACCATTGACTCTGTCATCAACTCGTTCATCTGTGTAGTATAAATTTGTGCCTTCTGATAGGTCAGTTGTGGATTTACCTGAAAATGCCGTATCAAATCTACTTTGTGTGTAGTATAAGTTGGTGCCTTCTGCCAAATCAGTTGTTGATTTAGAACTTAGATCTAAATTGGCACCTGTTTGTAAATTGACTCTGGCATCTGCTCTTACATCTGTGTAATATAAGTTATTGCCTTCAGACACATCATCAGTGGTCAAAGTATCCCAACTCAATTGACCAGCACCATTTGTTTTTAAATATTGATTTGCTGATCCATCTGTTTGTGGCCAATTCTGATTATCTAAAACAATATTACCATTTTGTGCATCAAGTATTATGTCGCCTGTAGCTGTTCTTGTACCAGCTGTTAGTGTTAAATCACCACCAGTTAGACTTATTTTAGAGTTTGTAGCTTCTGATTTGGCTCTGAACTCAATTGTATCAAGTCCAAAAACATAATCAGTGTCAAGTGTTAGATTATTTGAATCATCTTTAATAGTGATTCCTGCTGTAGTGACATCGATGTATGATCCAACTCCTCCTGGATGTTGCGCCAGTCTTACATTTGCACTACTACTGCTTGATGTTATTTTTCTTAAAGTTGAGTGGTCAGTTCCGTCACCCAAACGGACATCATCTGATTCAAGCCTTACAACATTTGTTGCTTGTAACCATATGTCATCGCCAGATGTTATGTATGCATGATTTGTGGTGCTTAAGTACAAATTATTTGTTCCAATGTTTGAACTTATATAATTTCCATTTGTCTCAAGCGTTGCATTTAATTCAGGTGCTGTTTCGTCTTCAAGCAAATTAGTTGAATTGACCCACGCTGTGCCGTTGTATTTTAAAACTTGATTTGTTGCAGGTGTTGTAATTGTAACATCTGTTAAATCATTAATTGCACCTGCACTTGGTAATTCAAATCTTGCACTTTTTGATGTTGAATCATAAGTTAACACATAGTTGTCTGTTGGTGTGTTACCATCAAGCCAAAATCCAGTTGCATTATTTTTACCTATCCATATACCTTTGTCTCCACCTGCAGGATGTGTGCTGTTGCCGGACACATCGTTGTTTGAAACAATCTGAACTGAGTCACTTCCATTAACTGATGTGATTGCTCCTGCTAATGATGTTGAATAACCAAATATACTAACACCTGGAGTTTGATCAGGTCTTTGTGTACTTGAATTTGTGCCACCCGTAATTCTTACTAATAAACCATTATCTGAGTTGTAATTTGTAATACTATCCCAACTTGCAGTATCACTATTGTAAAATTTTGCTGTTGGAACATTTGTTAATATTGGCGCATAATTTCCAATATTGATTGCATCGTGAGCCACAATACTAACGGTACCACCTTTCGAGCTACTTGTTATTTCTAATGGAGCAAGATCATTATTAAATTCACTTCTTAAAATTAAATCGCCACCATATGTTGCCATTTCTGTGTAATAACGATCATAATTTACGCTTGAATGTGTAACATTTGTTTTTGATACTTTGAAAGATTGATGACTCCAATCAGTATCTGCATAACCAATTTTAACAGAACCATCATCTGATGTTATAAAATTTGTTTGCACATTAAGATTACCACCTAGTTCTGGTGTTGTGTCCTCTACTACATTCAATAAACCTGATGTGTCTGAATCATTAACCCAATTTGTACCATTGTATTTTAATACCTGTCCTGAAGTTGCTGTTGTAATTGTGACATCTTGCAGACCATCAAGATCTAAAGGAGCAGTGCCCACTTCAAATTTTGATGTTGCAGTGTTGTATAATAAAAGGCTATTGTTGGTTACACCTGTTGTGTCTACATCACTCAAGTCATTTATGCTGGCCGCGGCTATACGAGCATCAGCCCTTGCATCTGTGTAGTATAAATTTGTACCTTCTGATAGATCAGTTGTAGACTTACTACTTAAATTTAAGTTAGTACCTGTTTGTAAATTCACTCTAGCATCTGCTCTAGCATTTGTGTAATAAAGATTATTGCCTTCAGTAATATTTGTTGTTGAAAATTCTGAAAAGTCTAGTGCTACATCACCATTAGTAATGCTAACACCTGTGCCACCTGTAAAGTGTGCTCTTACTTCACTTGCACTTGGGCCTGTGTATGTAATAACACCTGTTGTTGAGTTGTATGCAAATGATCCATCACCACCTGCATCTGTAACTGAAATTGATGCTCTAGATCTAGCATCTGTGTAATATAAATTTGTACCTTCTGATAAATCAGTTGTTGATTTAGTTGCTAGTCTTGTGTCAAAATCTGCATTGCTAAAATTTTCATCATCTGCTGGTGCCCAGCTTGTGCCGTTATATTTTATTATTTGACCTGATGTTGCACCTGCTGTGCTTACATCACTTAAATCATTTAATGCACCACCAAACGCTGTAACCGTTACATTACCTGCTGAGTCAAATGTTAAAAATTTATCTGCTCTGGTTGTTGCATGAGGAATAGTCAAACTCACTTTGACATCACCATTTGCGTAGAAGTCATCATTGTTAGCAGGATCTAGTCGTATGCTCTGTTCACGCATACTCTTGTTGTCTCTGCTGGCCATGTTCAAGTTGTCAAATTCTCTGTTCAGTGTTGAAGCACTTAAGGCCGCACCATTTGTAAAGTCTGTGGTTCTACTTGGTTGTCTGTTTGATATGATTGCAACTTTGGTACTAGACGCTGGTGCTGTTCTAAACTGCACCGTACCAGTTGATGCTGTGTCATCTGTGGTGTCATTGATCTCGTAAGCAGTTCCTCCTCCGCTGAAAACAACGGTTGGACTTGTTGTGTAACCTGATCCACCTGCTGTTACGGTCAATGATGTGACAGCACCCGCTGATATGGTTGCTGTGGCCGTTGCTCCACTTCCTCCGCCGCCTGACAGAGTCACCGTTGGTGCCACGGTGTAATTTGTACCACCCACACCCACGGTTAGGTTCGTTACTGCACCTGCACTGATTGTTGCTGTTGCTGTGGCTTTGGTGCCTTGTGTTTGTTTGACTTGATCCACATAAACTTCAACATCTGCTGTGTTCAGTATTTCAAAGTCAAATGAAAAGTCTGTGCTGGTGTTGTCACCAGTGTAATAAATTCTACTATCGTTGTTGCTTACGGCCATATTTGTATCCTTTTATGCACATATTTATTCAAAGATTCCTTGTAATTTTTCATAGAAAGCATTGTGATAATTATTTCGTCTTTCGTCATATGCGTATTTGTCTTTACTAGTTTTTGTGTTGTAGTACTTGTCTGGATCTAGTGCTTCTTCAATTGCATCAGTTACAAAATATTTAAACAAATTGAATCCAATTATGCTTGGTAAAAACATTGCAAAAAGATCTTGTATGATGTTGTTTGCAGTACCACCGGGATCATCAATTGGACTAGAACCTAAAATGTCAGTTGTTAAATTTGCTATTTCAGTAATAACAGGACCTAAAAATTGTCTAAATAGATCATCTTTAAAATCTCTTTCCATAAAAGGTCTTGATGTTGTTGGAGCTCCAAGATCACTTGCTACATCAAATCCTTCCGCAATTGCTTGTTGAAAAACTAATTCTGTCAAAGGTATAACTGCTAGGTTACCTAGTATAGGCAATCTAGTTAACGCTCTCTGATACAATTTTGCATCAAGAAAAGAATACATATTGTTTCCGTTAAGCACTTCTTTGGCTTGTGTGTATGCAATTGATCCAACAAATGTCCAAGCAAAAATACTTGCAATTGCACTCAACATTCCTGCTGTGCCACCATCTTGTAATTCTTTGCCGTGTACTCGTCTTCCAACTCCAAATGAAAATTGTTTAAATTGTGTAATAGTTCTTAATAGACCGCTGATAGTTGCACTTGACCATTTGCTGTCATCTTGAAACATACTCAAACGCATTCGTTCCATGTCACCAGGCTTCATCCTAGATAAACCATCTACATTGCTGTTAAAAAATTTATGCCATTTGTCATACAGAGTGCTTGAACGCAAACCGCCCCTAGCGGCTTCAGTTCTGTCCATGTAGTCAGCAAGTTTAAAAATATCAAATGTGCCATCTTGTTTACTTGCTATAACACTCTGGCCGTGTTGATCTTTTTCTGCAAACATTCTAACGGTTTGATCATAATCTTGTTCTGTAAAACCGTGTCTCTTTAATTCTCTAACCCAATCAGGATTTGTTTGATTTAATTTTTTCCAACTTGCTCCAGTTTTTAAAGCACTGGTCACATTGCTTCTCAACACTGCTAGACCACCAGCCGCTTGTCCATCTGACAGCCAAGTAGAACCATTATATCTCATAAATGCATTTGCAATTTTTTCTGACCACCCTTGCCAATCACCTTCTGCTAAACTGCTGGCCATTGTGTTATACAAACGCATCTGTGTCATGCCAATCATGTGTTCTGTGGCCATGCCCCAGTGTTCTGCTATGTCTCTGTTCTGTTTGCTAGTCAACAACGGATGATGTCCTGATATTGTTGACATATCTTTAAACCATTTTTTGTTGGCTTTGTTCATTCTTGATATAGCAAAAAAAGGTTCAACCATAGTTTGATCAAGTGGTATCCAACCCAGTGCACCAACATTGATATTTCTCATTGTGGTAAAAAATCTACCAACCTGTGTTCTGTTAATTTGTGACGGTCTTTCTGTTGCCAGCAAGTGAGTGGTAAAAAGATCCCAACCACTGCTATCAATGTGTTTCC